AGACGCAGCAAAATATTATAATATAAATCATTCCGAAAGCATTTCTCGTTCATGTAAAAATAGAAATTATTCTGGTGGCAAAGATCCTAAAAGTGGTAAACCGTTATTTTGGATGTATTATGAAGATTACATAAAAGCAAAGGTGGTGATATAACTGAATACGACAAAATATATGGATTTAGTAGATGCTTTTTATAATAAGATAAGGGATTATAATTTTGCCTCAATGTCGGAAAATATAGCAAATGCTATTGTACTCAGTTATATCCCCAAAGCATGTACTATGTTTGAATCATGTAATCAAGATTTGTCTGATAGGGACGATGAATTACAACAGTTTAACTTTTTATTAGATAAAAACAACTTCGAGATCCTATTAAATTTTATGTTGATCACCTATTTAGATACAGAGTTTATATGTGTTCCGCAAATGTTACGCACACGTCTTTCAACTTCAGATTTTCATAGTTTGAATTTACATAATCAACTATCTAAAGTTCTTGAATTACGAAATTCATTAAAATCCGAAAATGACCAACTTGCAATCAATAAATCATACAAAAATTCCAAGTTGTTTGACTTAGTTACGAATAGGAAGAAGGTGTAACATGAGCCTTCAACTTATGAGAGAACGAGTCAAACATTGTGGTTCTACAGCACGAGAGGAAATGATAATTGATGGACAGAATCTTCTAAAGGAAGAATTGGAACATGATTCGTCCTACTCTCCTACTATGTATTTTTGGAATCCTGTGTTGGGATGTGATGATAAACCTGCCAAAATCAGAATTTATAAACGAAAATATAGTTCACTGAATGGTAATTATCAGAACTTCTTAACCACATATGATAATCCAATTAAGATTGGCGAATATTTGCATGATACGAAAGATGATACATACTGGCTTATTTATAATTCTTTCAATGTAAATGATGTGCATTATGAAGGAAAAATGATTCAGTGTAATTATCTTCTACGCTGGCAGCTTGCGAACGGAGAAATTATTGAGCGTTATTCAAATATTGTTTCTGCATCCAAGTACGATGTTGGAGAGACAGGCAATAGTACACTCGTGCTGAGTTCTAATAACTATACTATTCTTATTGGATATTGTGAGGAAGGTTTTGAATTGGAAGGCAAACGAGTATTCATTGATATGAAGCCAACAAAACCTACTAAGGTTTTTAAGATTACTCGTAGTGATGACGTTCTATATAATTCTGATGGTGCAGGTTCTTTATTAAGTTTTATTGCTGATAAAACAGAATTCAATCCAAATAAAGACAATCAAGAATTACGAATCTGTGATTATATAGATCCGTCCTCTCCTCTCCCACCCACTCCATCAGAACCCGATGAAACGACAGTTTTAAGGTGTGTTATCTCTGGTAATGCCAGTTTGAAAAATGGCTACAAACGCCCTTATTCTGTAAAATTTACCGATAAGGATGAAAATACTATTAACTGGGAGAATATTAATTTCAAATGGAATATAGTAAACGATCCAGGACTTATTACAAATGCATATGAGAATAAAATTGACATATTGTTTGACGATGAAGATTCAATTGGATCTTCTTTTTTATTGCAAGTAATTGTCGAAGGCAAGATTTTAGCAGAATCAAAAATAACAATAATTGAATAACGGAGGAGGTTATGTCAAATTTATATAATGCATCTAGGTATAAAAATGTGATAATTAATCTTCTTCTGAATAACAATGATTTTGTCACATTGATGAATCCGCCATCTCCACCACATAATCAATTAGAAATACAGGACATGCTACTCGGTGGCACATGGTTTATTAATAAGAAAAAGTATGAAGTACAAGGACAACTCTTTGATCATAATTTCGTAGATGATACTACTGATGAAGAAAAAACATTTGTATTTATAGAAACAGATATAGATATGATTAGGCAGAATATCTTTACGGATTTTAATCTATACATATGTATCTTTACATCAAAATCACTGATCAGAATAACGGACGATACAGCTCCTTCAATTAACGAAGTTGAGGAAATGGGTTATGAAGTAGGACATTATGGCAACCGTATAGATATATTATGTGATATTGTTGACAGAATTTTAAATGGAAATAAAAAAATTAAAGGCATCAGTGATATAGAACCTGCCCAAAGAGGATTTTGTACCATATATTCACCCAGTAATAAATATTACGGGAAATGCCTCAAATACAATATTTCAAACTTAAATGATTTGGAGGAATCTTGTGAAAATTAGTAAAGACACTCTTCTTTCTTATCTCATTTACAATGATCCATTTCGATATAATGAACATATCACTTTATATCCAGTTACGATGAAAGATGTTATATTATTTCAATCTTTAACATGTTCAATTACTGTGAGAAAAAACAGTATATTCCATAGCAA